GCTCCGGCCGCCGGCGATCATCTCGCACACTACGACGACCTCCGCCGACTCCTCGGCGTCGGAGGCTGGCTAGAGCTCGAGCTCGCCGGCGGCCGGGCCCGTCAATCTTCCGTCAAGATTCACGGTTGCACCCTTGACAGACGTTAGCACGCTAACGAGACTCACGGCATGACCACCGCAAGCCGCACCCGCAAGGCTCCCACCGAGGCGCAGCTCTCGGCCTCCCGCAAGGCTCGCCGCATCCTCTCGGCCGCCGTTCCCTGCACCGTCGTCGAGAACCGCTGGAGCTCGCCCCGCCGTTTCGAGCACGTCACCGGCGTCATCTCGCTCGAGGAGGCCGCCGCCGCCGACCTCGGCCTCGTCGCCGGCGACGGCGTCGCTCCCGTCCTCCTCGTCCTCGACCGGCCCGGCACATGCACCGCGTTCGTCGCCGTCGACGCCGCGACGCTCACCCTCGAGCTCGAGCTGGCCCTCTGATGAGCGCGACCGTCGTCCTAGTCCCCTGTTCCGCCAGCCATCTCTACCGCTTCTCCGTCGCCGCCGCCGCCGCATGGCCCGGCGCGACCGTCCTTGTCGTCTCCTTCCGCTACGGCCTCCTCGAGCTCGACACCGTCGTCGAGCCCTACGAACAACGCATCGACGCCCCCGGCCGCGTTAGCGCCGCCGCGCTCCGCCGGCAGGCCGCCGAGCTCATCGGCGACCGCACCGTCGTCTCCCTCCTCCCCTCCGCCTACTCCGCCGCCGTCATCTCCGCCGGCATCTTTCCTTCCTCTCTCCCGCTCGCCGGCTTGCGCGGCATCGGCGACCAGCGCGCCCGGCTCGCCCGGCTCGCCCGGCTTGCCGACGCTGGCCCGGCCGTCGCTGCGGCCGCCCTCGACGCGCTCGTCTACTTGTCCGGGTCCGAGCTCGGCTACACGCCGACGACCGCCGACGTCACCGAGCTAGCCGACTACGCCATACGGAAGGTCCGCGACGGCAAGACGTCCTCCGCCCACGTCCGCGACCTCTCCCGCCGCGACCGCCGGAAGCTCGGCCCCAGCTCGACGGCCGCCCTCGTTCTTACCGTCGCCCTGGACGTCGCCGACGCCATCGCCGCCGGCCTCGAGACGTCGCCCCTCCGCCGCTCGTTCTACCTCGACCACCGCCGAGCCGAGCTCGCCCCGGCCGCCGAGCAGCTCTCCCTCGCTCTCTGACCATGACCACCACGAAAGGCCCAAACATGACCACCACCACCACCACCACCACCACCGGCGCCAAGCTCGAGGACCACGCCGGCCGGCTCGCCGCCGACCACAACTCGCAGCACCACGCCCCCGCCCGAGCTCTGGAGCTGGCCGACCTCGTCGCCGGCTACCGATCCGGCCGCTCGTCGGCCGCCGACGTTCTCGCTGTCGCCGCTACACTCAACGAGCTCGAGGAGCTCGTCTCTAGGCTCCGGCAGCTCCTCGCCGTCGACGTCGCTCCGTACATGAGCACCGCCGCACGGCTCGACGAGCTCAATCTCGAAGCCGGCATCGCCCGCCGCCGCATGTTCGCCGAAGCCGTCGCAGACGCCAACACGGCGCCGACGTTCGCCGACCTCGACGCCTCCGCCGCCGCCGGCTACGCCGACCTCGCAAGGCTCCTCGGATGATGAGCACCACCCGCCGCCGGCCACCGCTTCCCCAGCACCGCGCCGCCGCCCACGGCGCCGCCGTCGAGGCCCGCGAGCTCCTCGGCCTCGTCACGAACGAGCTGCGAGGCATCCACGGCTACCCGACGACGGCAGCCGACTGGCAGCGGCTCGCCGAGCTCGCCTACCGAGCGAGTCAATGGGCCCGCCGGTGCGAGCACACCGCTCTAATCGCCGCCCGGCAGCTCGACGACGAGCTCGAAAACCCCACCACCACCACCACCACCACCACCACCACCGAGGAGAACACCCCATGACCGCTACCGGCATCCGCCTACGTGCCAAGCTTCCCGAAGGCCGCGACAACGGCCTCGCCGTTCCCGAGCTCACCGAGCTACGAAACGACCCGCACGTCGTCTACGTCGTCGCCATGCTGGAGCCCGTCGTGTTCACCGAGAACCTCGAGAACGACGTCGCCGCTATCACGCTCGGCGTCTCCGCCGTCGAGGTCCTCGACGCCGAGGCCGGCCGCCGGCTCCTCTCCGCCCGGTTCCAAAACCGCACCGGCATGGTCGAGCTCGACCTCGACGGCCCGCCGGCCGGCGTCGACCCCGACACCGGCGAGCTCATCGGCGACCCCTTCCTCCTCGACACCGTCGCCGAGGCGGCCGCCGAGGCGGCCACCGAGGCCGGCCTCGACGTATCAGTCCGCAAGGCCGGCAGCCGATGACCCCCTCGACGTCATCACCGGCCCGGCCGGCAACGTGCCCGCATTGTCGCCGCGACGCCCGCCCCCACCACTACCGCGACGCCGGCAACATCACTCCCGCCGCCGCCGACGCCCTCGGCTACTGCCCTGTCCTCGCCGCCGCCCGCCGAGGAGCTTCACGATGACCACCACCACCGGAGACAGACTCCGCCGGCTCGCCGCCGCCGCCGACAAACTCGAAACCGAACCCGGTATCGGCCCGGCAGCCGCGCTACTCACCGCCGCCGGCGCCGTGCCCGACCTCGTCGCCGAGCTCGGCCGGCTCCGCGCCGTCGCCGCCGTCGAGCTCCGCCGGCACGGCGTACGCGTCTCCCGCATCGCCGAGCTAGCCGGCGTCTCGTCGTCAGCCATCTCGCAGCTCATCGGCTCGGCCGCCGCCGAGCTCGACGCCGACCTCGACGACGCCCTCGACGCCGCCCTCGACGCCGCGCTCGAGGAGGTAACCCGATGAGCTCCCGCACCCGCGGCGTAGTAGTCGCCGCCGCCACCGTGGCCGTCGGCACCATCGCCGCCGGCCCCGCGTGGCTCTCCGTCCCGGCCGCCGCCGCCGGCGCCGCCGTTATCTGGCAGGCCGGCCGCGCCTACATGCGCGAACCCCAACTACGCGCCGAGCTGGACCTCGCCCGCAAGCACAAAAGCAACGCGATCACCCGCTACCAAGCACTCAACATCTACACCCGCACACTCGAAAGCCGGCTCGACGCGTTCCACCAGCACCCGAGCACCACCACCGAGGAGGACTAACACCATGAGCGCCGACCCCGCCGCCGAGGACCCGCCGCCGACCCTGTTCATCGAGGACACCCTCGGCAAGTTCCGCCCGGCCGACCCCTGGACCTCGAAAGCGGCCGCCCGTACCGTCAAGGTCCGTACCGGCACCCACCGCTACCGCATCCTCGCCGAGCTCGCCGCCGCCCCCCGCTACGACCTCTACCCCGGCGCACCCGGCTATACGGCGTTCGAGCTCGCCGGCCGGCTCGACATGCTCGTCCACGTCGCCGGCGTCCGACTCCTCGAGCTCGAGAAGCTCGGCCTCGTCGCCCGCACCAACTACAAGCGGCCGACCGACACCGGCCGGCTAGCGATGGCATGGGTAAGTACCGACGCCGGCGAGGCCGCGCTCGCCGCCGCAATCGCCGCCGGCGCCGCCACCCGGCAAGCCGACGCACCGCGCCCGTCGAGTCAGAGGCCGCCCGGCCGGCCGAGGTTCGGCTCGGCGCCACCGTCAAGGTTCCGCCGCATCATCGACCGCGTCCTAGAGGACCTTGTCGCCGCCGGCGCCGCCGGCCGGACCGACGTCGAGGTCGCCTACCGGCTCGGCATCCTCCGCACGACCGCCGGCTCGACCCGCAAGCAACTCGAGGAGGCCGGCTACGTCCGGCGCACCACCCGCACCCGCCCCACCGACCGAGGACAGCCCGCCGGCGTCTACGAGGTCACGGAGGCCGGCGTCGAGAGGCTCGCCGAGCTCCTCGGCCTCATGTAGTGCCACGCCGCCGGCCCCCGCCGCCCGGCCCGTACCGCGTCGGCCAGCTCGTCTCGCTTGACCTCGCCGACTGGCACTCGCCCGACGTCGAGCTCGAGGTCCTCGAGGTCCTCGACGACGGCCGGCTCCTCCTCCGGTTCCCGTCAGGCGGCACCCTGTACGTCTCGAGCTCGTCGAGCTCGCTCTCCAGCTACCGAAAGGCCACACCGTGACCACCGACCACCGCGACAACGTCACACCGATACGCCGACCCGACGCCGAGCGCGTCTGGCATGAAGCCGACGTCGACGCCCTCGGCTCGCAGCTCCTCACGCTTGTCGACCTCGGTCGCGCCATCGCCGCCCGCGCGTCGCTCATGCTTGTAGCCGACCCCGAGCTCGTCCTCGCCGGCCAACGTGTCGAGCACATCGCCGGCCGCATCTTCGAGCGCATCTTCGACGCTCCCGTAGGAGCTCCGCAATGAGCGAGCTCGCCGAGCTCGACTCCGCCGTCGAGCGCATCGCTCACCGGCCGATCATGGCCGCGTACGCGTGGCCTACGAACGCGGAGCTCGTCGCCGCCGTCGCCCGGCTCTACCTGTCGCCGGCAATGCTCGCCGTCGACGTCACCTACGGCCGCGGCAAATGGTGGGACCTCTGGCGACCCGACCGGCTTGTCGCTCACGGCCTCGCGCTCGGCCACGACGGCCACTACGACGACGGCGTCGACTTCACAGCACTACCGGAGGCCGACAACGTCTACGACCTCGGAGCGTTCGACCCGCCCTACGTCTCGACCGGCGGCCGCGTCACGCACGGCGCCGCCGGCGACAGCATGGCGCAGGCCTACGGAATGAGGTCCTCGGCGACCTCGCCCGCCCATAATCAACAGCTCATCGACGCCGGCCTCGCCGAGCTCTACCGCGTCCTCCGGCCTCGGCGGCGCCGCCGAGGCCGGCTCGTCTCCGGCGTCGCTCTCGTCAAGTGCGCGAACTACATCTCGTCAGGTCGCCGACAACACGGCGTCTACTGGACGACCCGAGCGGCGCTCGAGCTCGGTTTCACTGTCCTCGACGAGTTCGTCTACGTCACGTCCGGCGGCCCTCAGCCGACCCGCAACCGCGACGGAACCCTCCGGCGCCAGGTCCACGCCCGAAACAACTACTCGACGCTCCTCGTCCTCGAAAAAGGTCCGACACGATGAACCCCTACTACAGCCATCCCACCGCCGAGCTCTACCTCGGCCACGCCCTCGACGTTCTCGCCGAACTACCGACGGAGTCGGTCGACCTCGTCATAACGGACCCGCCCTACGGCGTCGAATGGCAAAGCAACCGGCGCGCCGAGAGGTTCGGCCAGCTATTCGCCGACACCACGAACGACCGCGACGGGATACGCGCAGTCATGGCCGAGGCGGTCCGCATCGTCGGCCAAAACCGGCACCTGTACGCGTTCGGTCCGGCCGACGTCCTCGAAGGCCTCAAGGTCGCCGAGGTAGTCGAGCTCGTCTGGAACAAAAACCGGCCCGGCATGGGCGATCTAACCGCACCGTGGGCGCCAGCGCATGAGCGCATCAGCTTCACGACGTCCAAACACCGGCACGCCGGCGAAGCCGGCAAACCGAACCTCCCGGCCAGGCTGCGAAAAGGCTCGGTCCTGACGTTCTCGCCGCCGACCGGCCGCAAGGTACGGCACCCGTCAGAGAAACCCGTCGCGCTCCTCAGAGAACTAATCGAGTCAAGCTCGCGAGCTGGCGACCTCGTCCTCGACCCGTTCGCCGGCTCAGGTTCTACAGGCGTCGCCGCCGTGCTCTCCGGCCGGCGCGCCATCCTTGTCGAAACAGACGAGCACTACGCCGAGCTCGCCGCCGACCGGCTGGCCGCCGCCGCCGGCATCGCCGCCGAGGCGGCCCTCCTGTGAGCGAGCTCGACGACCTCCTCGACGCCGGCGCCGAGCTTGTCGAGACGGCCGCCACCATCGTCGACGGCGCCGCCATCGGCTACGGCCTCGACGAGCTCCTCCTCGCCCTCGAGGCAGCCCGCGACCTCGGCCTCGACCGGCTAGAGCTCGAGCTCCCCGTCGGCGCCCGGCTCTCGGCCTCATGGGCGCCGCCGCACCCGCCAGAGCGGCCCGCTCCGGCACCTGTGCGGCCCGTAGACAGGCGCGAGCGCCTCGCGTGGACCATGTACGCCCCCGAGCTCCGCGAGGCTCTCAAGGCGCTCGCCGCTACCTATCCGCCCGAGCTCGTCGCCGACGCCGCCGCCGAGCTCGAGCTCCTCGTAGCTCTGCACGGCCGGCCGGCACCGAGGCCGCCACGATGAGCGCGTTAGAGGTGACGTTTTTCGCCCCCGGCCGGCTCCTCTCGGCGAACGACCGCTCGCACTACCGCGTACGCGCTCGCGACGTCCGCGAATGGCGCACCGCCGCCTACTTTGCCGCTGTCGCAGCGTTCCCCGGCCAGGGCCCGGAGGCGCGCTCAGTCGGTCCCCGCGTCGTCGAGCTGGAGCTCCCCGTCGCAGGCTCCCGCCGCCGCGACCCGCACAACTACGCCCCGACGCTCAAGGCGGTAGTAGACGGCCTTGTCGACGCCGGCCTCTGGCCCGATGACACCCCCGAGCATGTCCGTACTCTCGAGCCCAAGCTTGTGCAAGCCTCCGGCACCAGTTACCGCACCGTCCTAGTCCGTCTGCACCCCTTCGAGGTCCCTACATGATCCGCCGCCACGCCCGCCCACGGCCGGAACCCGTCGAGCAGCTCCGCCCGACGTCAACACGCGAACCCGGTCCCCGCCCCGAGCTCCGGTACTCGAACCTCGAGCTTCTCCCGGCTCTGTGCCTATGCGAGTCGCACGTCGTCCACGTCACACGCGAGGCCGTCAAGGCCGGCGCCGTCTACTGCCACAAGTGCGACCCGGCGCCTATCTGTCCGCTCTGCGCGTCGCCACACCACCCCATGACCTGCCGATTCTCGCGAGGCCTCCGCCGTCGCCGTTCTTCCAGCGGCTGCGCCTAATGGGCGCATGGCTCAAAACTCACCCCGACCACCGCGGCCCGCTCGCCGAGGTCAGCTTCGAGGCCGAGGCCGTCTGGCACATCGTCCGGCTCTACTGCGCCGATGTTGGTAACGACGGCAAGCTCGCCCGCCGACTCCTCCCCGTAGCAGTCGCCCGCAAGATCAGCGAAACGAAGGCCCGCCGGCTTGCCGCCGAGCTCGTCGCCGCCGGCCTCTGGCGCGAGGTCGACGACGGCTACGAGCTTGTCGGCTGGCTCGACGAGCAACCGGCGGCCGACGTCTGGCAGGACAACGTCAAACGCGAACGATGGGCCCGAGCGAAAGCTCTGCACCGCGACCGCTCACTCTGTCGCCGCATACAAGAACGCGACGCGAACCTCTGCCGATATTGCGGCGTGCGAGTCGACTGGACCGACCGCCGCGGCAAGGCCGGCGGAACCTACGACCACGTCGACCCGGACGGGCCGAACACGCTCGAGAACGTCGTCGTGGCGTGCCGAGCTTGCAACGGCCGCAAGAAAGACAGGACACCCGCGCAAGCTGGTCTACGGCTCCTCTCCGTAGCCGAGCTCCGTCTCCGGCTCGAGGCCATACCACCCGTCGACGACGAGCCCGTTCGGCCGCCCGACCTAGCCCGATCCAGCTCGCGCGACCAAGTCGCGACTAGATCGCGACTAGGTTCCCGGCCAGATTCCCTCGCGCACGCGTGCGAGGCCGGAACGAACCAGGACGGGACCAGGACGGAACCAAGTCGGCCCGGCTCTCCGCCAGGCTCTCCGCCGCCCGCCGCAGAGCACGACCTCGACGTCGACCTCCTCGACGACGACCCTCCCCCACGCGACTACCTCGTCGACCCCGAGCTCGAGGAGGACGGCTAGCGTGACGTCATGCCGTACAAGCCGGCGTCGCCGTGCCCCGCTCCACGATGCCCAAACCTCCGGCCCTGTCCCGATCATCCCGTCGTTCCCTGGTCCGGCCGTCGAGGTTCGTCGTCGCGTACGTCCCTCTCCGGTTCGGCCGAGCAGGCCCGAGCTCGTCGCGTCATCGCTCGCGACCGCGGCATCTGCTACGTCTGCGGCTACGGCGGCGCCGACCAAGCCGACCACGTTCTCGCCATCGCGGAAGGAGGCGTCGACGATGAGAGCAACATGCGAGCGATTCACTCCCGACCCTGCCACCAAAGAAAGACCTCCGAGGAGGCCCGCCGAGGTCGCACCCCCCGGAAGAAATGACCCGTCCCCCCCCCCTCCCCCCTCATGCCCGCCGGCTCCCGGCGGCCGTCGCCGGCCGGCGTCGCCGTTCGCAGTGGTCGAGCTCGGCGCCGGAGCTTGACGGGCCCGGCCGCCGCCGCCGGCCGGCGAGCTCGCGTTCGAGAATGTTCCCCCGCCCCCCCTCCCCCCCCCGGCCCGCCCCGGCCGGCCGGCTCGCCGCCGAGCTCGGCGAGGGGTGGGGTAGCACCGTAAGCCGACACGCCCGCGGGGTCGGTGGGGGCTGCGCTCGCGTGCGCGGACAGGTTTGCCCAAAATGGTGCGACGGCGTCGTTCGCGAACAGGAACGCGCGCCGAACCGCGTCCCGGCGTCAACCGCGAACGGCGCGGATGCGACGCGCGCCACCCGGCGAGTCGGGCCCGTTCGGCGGCTACGCGCACGGTTCTCGGAGGCCGCTGCGAGGCTCCTCGCCGAGCTCTCCGAGGCTCTCGACGCCGCCGGCGCCGAGCTGGAGGCCGAGCTGGAGGTCGACGAATGAGGGACCGTCGGCCGGAGGGCTACCTCGCCGCGCTTGCCGAGGCTCGCGCCGAACGCGATGCCGTCTACGCGCCCGTCGTGCCACCGCCGGACGAGCGCGCCGCCGTCGAGGCGTTGCTCGCCCGTCGGCCGCCGTCGCCGTCGGTCGGCTGGCCGCCGCCGCCGCTATCCGAGGAGGAGCGCGAGCTCGGCCGGCGCGAGCTCGCCCGTATTCGGGCCCAGCTCGACGAGCAGCGCCGCCGCCGCGAGGAGCGCGACGATGGGTAAGCGCGGCCCAGCTAAGACGCCGCCGGCGCTCGCCGTCGCTCGCGGTGAGACGAGGCCGTCGAGAGTCAACCTCAACGCGCCCGACCCGCCGGCTGGCTCTGTATCGCCACCGGAGTACCTCGACCTCGACGCGCTCGGCGTCTGGCGTCGGCTTGCTCCGTCGCTCGAGGTTCGCGGCATCCTGACGCGATGGGACGTCGACGCGTTCGCCGCCTACTGCACGGCTGTCGTCCACCACCGGCGCGCCGTCGACGCTGTGAACCGCGCCGGCATCATCGTCGGCCGAGGAGCTCAGGCACATAAGCACCCGGCTCTACAGGTGGTGCGCGATCAGGCTGCGCTACTGGTAACGCTCGGCGGCCGGTTCGGCCTCACCCCGTCGGACCGTTCGAGTATCAAGCTTCCCGAGGCGCCCCAAGATGGCGACGACCTCCTCGACTGACCGCGGCTCGGCGTCGAGGACCAGCTCGTCGACGAAGGCCAGCTCGTCGACGAAGGCCAGCTCGTCGACGAAGGCTGCCGCGGCCCATCAAGGTCGCCGGCCGCCGCCGCCCAGGAGCTCGGCCGCTATGGACCGGCTCATCGCGCGCCACGTCGCCGAATGGGTCGCCGAAGGCCTCGTCGAGTCGACCGGCTGGACCGGCTTGCCGCTCCTCCGTACACCGCTCCCGCACGGCGCCGGCGTCACGTTCGACCCCGAGCGTGTTCGTAAGGTCCTCCGGTTCTTTCTTCTCCTCCGGCAGCTCATCGGCCGGCACGCCGGCCGTCGGTTCGTTCTCCTCGACTGGCAGGTCCGCTACCTCATCGCGCCAGTGTTCGGCCTCGTCAGCACGTCGACCGGGCGGCGCATCATCCGTACCGTCTGGCTCGAGATACCTCGCAAGAACGGCAAAAGCACGCTATGCAGCGGCCTCGCGTTGTACCTGTTCACCGGCGACGGCGAGCCCGGCGCGCAGGTCTACGCGGCGGCCGGCGACCGCGGACAAGCAAGCATCGTTTTCGGACCCTGTCGAGATATGGCGCTCGGCTCGCCGCCGCTCGTCCGTCGTCTCGGCGCCGGCATCCGCCGGCACTACCTCGAAAACCCTCACTCCGGCGGCATCCTCCGAGCTCTATCCAGCGACGGCGCCCGGCAGCACGGCCTAAACGTTCACGCCGCCATAATCGACGAGGTTCACGTCCACAAGAACCCCGACCTAGTCGACGCTCTCGAAACCGGAGTCGGGTCCCGAGAGCAGCCGCTCGTTACGTTCATCACGACCGCCGACGAAGGCCGCGACGGCTCTATCTACGCGACGAAACGCGAGTACCTCGAAGGCGTTGTCGCCGGCACCATCGTCGACCGCACCTTCTACGGTTGCGTTTTCGGCGCCGACGCCGCCGCTCCCGACTTTGACCCGTTCGCGCTCGAGACGTTGCGCGCAGCGAACCCCGGCCTCGGCTACACCGTCCTCGAGGAGTACCTCGTCGCGAAAGCCGAGGAAGCCCGGCAGTCTCCCTCGCAGCTCAACCGCTACCTACGGTTGCATCTCAACATCAGGACGAAACAGTCCGTCCGATGGCTACCGCTCGACCGATGGGACGCCGGCGCCGGCGTCTCCCCCGCCGAGCTCGAGGCGATGTTTGCCGGCCGGCCCGCCTACGGCGGCCTCGACCTCTCGAGTACGACCGACTTCACGGCGTTCGCGTTCATCACGCAGCTCGTCGACGACGCCGGCACCCCGACCGAAGGGTACGCCGCTCACGTCCTCACATGGATACCGGAGGAGCGCGCCGACGAGCTCGAACGTCGGACCGGCGTCCCGCTCGGCGTCTGGCGCGAGGCCGGTTGGCTCCGGTTCACCGAAGGTAACGTCGTCGACTACGAACAGGTCCGCGCCGACATACGCGCCGAGGAGGAGCGGCTCGGCTGCACGCTCGTCGAGGTCGGATACGACCCCTGGAACGCGGCCGAGACAGTGAACGAGCTACAGAACGAAGGCCGGACGATGGTCCCGCTCCGGCAAGGGTACGCGTCGCTCTCATCTCCGTCGAAAGAGCTCGAGCGGCTCGTCATGGGCTCGACGCGTGAGGCTCCGCTCATCGTTCACGCCGGTAACCCCGTCCTCCGATGGATGGCCGACTCTGTCGAGGTCACACAAGACCCGGCCGGCAACATCAAACCGAGCAAACCGGACCGACGTAAGAGCGCGAAACGTATCGACGGTATAGCGGCGCTCGTCAACGCGCTCGCCCGCGCCATGCTCCGGCCGCCGCCGAAACGCGCTCGACGCGTCGCCGGCTTCTAACCTGCCCACCGACCACCACGACACTCGAAGGACGCTCATGCCCACCGACCAGCACCACGCCGCCGCCGTTGCGGCGCTCGCCGCCAAGTTCCGCGCCGCCGGCCTCCACGTCACCGACGGGACGCCGTCGCTCGGCAAGCTCCTCTATCTCGCCGGCCTCGTCGGCGACGACGAGCTCGTCCCGCTCGCACTCTGTTCGAGCCGAGCGGCCGCCGAGCTTGTGGCGAGCTCGCACCCCGACGGAACCGTCATCACCGTCGAGCTCGACGTCATCGACGGCGACGCCGTCGACTGGCTCGCACAATGAAGGTCCAGCTTCACGCCGCCGACCTCGGCGGCTGCGGGCACTACCGGCTCATCTGGCCCGGTTCGGCCGCCTACTACGCCGGCGAGGACGTCGACGTCGTCACACCGGAGGACCCGCGCAGCGTATTCGACGTCGAGGTCGACCCGTTCGCGCCGACACCGGACGGCCGGCCGCACATGATCGCCATCAAGAACCCGCCGGAGGCCGACGTCGTCGTCCTACAACGGCCGCTAACCCGCGAGCTCCTCGAGGTCCTCCGGCTCCTCCAGAGCTCCGGCTACGCCGTCGTCGTCGAGGTCGACGACGACTTCGAGAGCATCGACCCGGCGAACGTCGCCTACCGCACCGTTCACCCGACCTACTCGCCGAACCGGAACTACCGCTACCTCGCGCAAGCCTGCCGCGAGGCCGACCTCGTCACCGTCACGACGCCGGCGCTCGCCGCACGCTACGGCCGGCATGGGCGCGTACGCATCATCCCGAACATGGTGCCGAGCTCGTATCTTCACGTCCTGCCTAACACGCACGAAGGCATCCGCGTCGGCTGGAGCGGCACTATCGACACTCACCCCCGCGACCTACAGGTAACCCGCGGCGCCGTCGCTCGAGCTCTCCGCCGGCATGGTCTGACGTTCCATCTCATCGGCTCCGGCAGAGTACGCCGGCCGATGCCCGACGGCACGGAGGAGGAGGTAACCGACGTCCGCATCCTCCGTAACCTCAACATTGGCGACGGCGAGACGTTCGCGCACACCGGAGGATGGCTCCCGCTCGAAAAATATCCGATGGCAATGGCCGAGCTCGACGTCGGCCTCGTCCCGCTCGAGCTCTCCGCGTTCAATCAGGCCAAGAGCTACCTAAAAGGCCTCGAGTTCGCCGCCGTCGGCCGGCCGTTCATCGCGTCGCCGACCGACCCGTACCTCGAGCTCGCCGGCCTCGGCGCCGGCCTCATCGCCCGCAAACCTCGCGATTGGGAGCTCCTCCTCGACCGGCTCATCGTCGACGAGGACTACCGGCTCGAGCTCGGCGCCCACGGCAGGCGACTGGTCGCCGCCGGCCACGTCATCGAAAACAACCTCGACCGCTGGCTCGACGCGTGGAGCGCATCGCTCGAGCTCGCCGCGCGCCGCCGCTAAGGTCGCCGACATGACCACCACGAACACGCCGCGCGTTGTCTACCTTGTCCCGACCAGAGGCCGCCCGGCCCGCACCGTCGAGCTCCTCGACGCGTGGGAAACGACCCGCGCCGGCGTCGCCGACCTCGTCCTCCTCGTCGACCAAGACGACCCGACACTCGACCAGTACCGGGAGGTCGAGCTCCCCGAATGGGCCGAGCTCGTCGTCGGCGAGCGGCTCCGGCTCGGCGGCACCCTCAACACCTACGCGCCCGTCTACGCCCGGCTCTACGCCGGCGTCGGTTTCATGGGAGACGACCACCGGCCTCGCTCGCTCCGATGGGATGAGCAGCTCGCCGCCGAGCTCGCGCTCGGCGGTCCGGCCGCCGTCGTCTACGGAAACGACCTAATCCACGGCGGTAACCTTCCGACGGCCGTACTCCTCGGTTCGCTTGTCGTCGACGAGCTCGGCTACTTCGTTCCGCCCGGCATGGTCCATCTGTGGCTAGATAACTACTGGCTCGAGCTCGGCCGCCGGCTCGGCACGCTGCGCTACCGCGCCGACGTCGTCATCGAGCATCAGCACCCGATAACCGGACGCGTCGCGTGGGACGACGGCTACCGAGAGGTAAACGACTCCAGCGTCTACAAGGCCGACGAGGCCCGGTTCCGCGACTACGTCCGGCTTGACCTCGACGTCGCCGTCGACCGGCTCCGGGCCCGACTCGAGGAGGTCCGCTAGTGGAATGGCAGCTCTACCCCGCCGGCACCGTGCCAGAGTTCACCCAACCCGAGTTCTTCGTTCGGCATGACTGGATACCGCCAGCGTTGCAGCTAGGCCACGCCGAACGACTCGAGCTCGTCGCGACGATGGTCGCCGAGCTTGCCCCCGCGACCGTTGTCGACCTCGGCGCCGGAGACGGCTCGCTTCTCGGCCGGCTAGCCGAGCTCGGCATCAGCGGCCACGGATACGACCTCGGCGCCGCGAACCGCGACCGCGCCACCCGCGCCGGCCGAGACGTCAGAGCGGCCAACATCGTCGACGACCTCGAGAAGCTTGACCTCGCCGACCTCATCGTCTGCACCGAGGTAGTCGAACATCTACTCGACCCGCACGGCTGGCTACGCCGTCTCGCCGCCGCCGCCGGCGACCGGCTCGTCGTTCTCTCAAGCCCAAGCTCCGAAACCGACGTCGACCACTACGAACACCACGCGTACGCGTGGGACTGTGACGGCTACCGGGAGCTTGTCGAGGCGGCCGGGTTTGTCGTGCTCGAACATCGCACCGTCTCCGCCGGCCGGCTCGAGTTTCAGGCCGTCGTCATCCGCGCCGAGGAGGTCCGCTAGATGCGTGCCCGCTCTGCTCTCGTCACCGGCTCCGCCGGTTTCATCGGCCGGCACGTCGTTACCGAGCTCATTCGCCGCGGCTACACCGTCACCGGCGTCGACGTCACTATCGGGACGCCGCCGCTTGTCGCGCGCGACGTCCTCGGAGACGCGTTGCATCTGTTCCGCACCGAAGGTTGGCGCTACGACCTCATCGTCCACGCGGCCGCCGTCGTGGGCGGCCGTACCATGATCGACGGCCGCCCGTTCGAGCTCGCCGGCGTCGACCTCGAGCTCGACGCCGCTCTCTGGCGATACGCGCACCGCACCCGCCCCGGCCGCGTGTTGTACCTGTCAAGCTCGGCCGCCTACCCCGTCGTCTATCAAGCCGAGCACCTACGCCGGCCGCTCTCCGAGGACCTCATCGACCTTGACCGCTCCGCCCGGTTCCTCGGCCGGCCCGACGGTACCTACGGCCTCGTCAAGCTCGTCGGCGAGCTCCTCGCCGTCGAGGCCCGAGCGGAGGGCATCCCCGTTACCGTCGTCCGGCCGTTCTCCGGCTACGGCGAGGACCAGGCCGTCGACTATCCATTCCCCGCGTTCGTCGCGCGAGCTCTCCGCCGCGAGGACCCGTTCGAGGTATGGGGACCCGGTACTCAGGTCCGCGACTTCGTTCACGTCGACGACGTTGTCCGTATCGCCGTCGACCTCGCCGAGCTCGGCGTGAACGACGCCGTGAACATCGGCACCGGCCGGCCGACGTCGTTCCTCGAGCTCGCCGAGCTCGTCACCGACGCCGCCGGCTACCGGCCGGCCATCGTCACACGACCCGACGCGCCCGTCGGCGTCGACTACCGCGTCGCAGACACCGACCGCGCCTACCGCTACGGCGCCGTCGCCGAGCTCCGGCTCGAGGACGGCGTCGCCCGAGCTATCCGAGCGGCGGCAACGTGAGAGACGTAACCGTCGTCATCCCGACTATTCCACCGCGGGCCCGGCTCCTCGCCCGAGCTCTCGGCTCCGTCTCGAAACAGGAGCACCCGGCCGACGCCGTCGTCATCGCTCAAGACGTCGACGGTCGCGGCGCGTGGGACACGCGTAACCGCGGAGTGCTTCACGTCCGCACAACATGGACGGCGTTCCTCGACGACGACGACGAGCTCCTCCCGCACCATCTCCGCCGGCTCCTCGAGCTCGCCGAGGAAAGCTCCGCCGGTTTGGTATGGGGATGGTTCGAGGTCATCGGCGGCCGCGACCCGTTCCCGCAGCACCGAGGACGCACCTACAACCCGGCAGCTCCCCATATCGTGCCGATCACCTACCTAGTCCGCACCGAGCTCCTCCTCGCCGCAATGCTCGAGGTAGGAGGCTTCCGACCCGACCACGCTGGCGCGTGGGACGAGCAGGACGAGCCCATATTTTCGGCGATGGCCCGGCTAGGTGGCACGGCGAACACGTCCGAGGTCACATGGCTATGGTCCCATCACGGAGCGAACACGTCCGGCCTCCCCGAACGATGGCACCCCTCCCCGGCGCGCGCGACGTAGGCTCTCTGGCGGAGGAGGTCCCCGTATGGCTCAGACCGTCGAGCAGCTCCGCGACAGGCTTATCGAGCAGCTCGTCGCGCAGGGCGCACGCTGGCGCAGGTTCGACGCGTACTACCGCGGCGACCATCCGCTCCCCGACGCGCCGGTCGGCGCCCGGCTCGAGTATCTCCGGCTCATGCGGCTGGCCCGTTCCAACTGGTGCGAGCTCATCGTCGACGCCGTAGCCGAGCGGCTTGTCGTCGACGGCGTCCGGTTTGGTAATCAGAACACGGCCGACGCCGACCTCTGGCTCTGGCTCTGGCAGGCGAACGACCTCGACGCCGAGCATGGCTCCGTACACACGGAGGCGCTCGTCGGCGGCACGGCGGCGGTTCTCGTCTGGCCCGACGTCGAGCGCGGCGTCGAGGGCCCGCCCACCGCGACGGCCGAACACCCGACGGAGGTCTACGTCGACCTCTACCCTGGCGGCCGCCGCCGGCGGCGCGCCGCCGTCAAGTTGTACCGTGACGGCGGCTCCGAGTTCGTCACCGTCTGGACCGACCGAGACGTCGATACGCCGGCGATGGTCTACAAATGGGCCCGCGACGACGGCGAGACGGCTTGGCGCCCCTACGCCGACGTCGGCGACTCCGGGCCCGCGTTCCCGAACGAGCTCGGCGAGGTTCCCGTCGTCCCGTTCTACAACAAGCGGCGCATGATCGGCGCCGGCGTCTCCGAGCTCGACGGCGGCATCGTCGACATTCAGGACCGCATCAACGAGACGATTTTCGGTCGGCTCACCGCTGCCCGGTTCTCGGCGTTCCGTCAGCGATGGGTAACCGGCCTCGACATTCCCGTCGACCCCGATACGGGCCGCTCTGTCGAACCGTTCCGCGCCGCCGTCGATCGCTTGTGGATGGCCGAGGACGCCGGCGTCAAGTTCGGCGAGTTCGGCGCAACCGACCTCCGGCCCTACATCGACTCCGTGGAGTCAGACATTCAGCATCTCGCCGCCATCTCCCGCACCCCGCCCCACTACTTGCTAGGTCAATCGGGCGCGTTCCCGTCCGGCGAGTCGCTCAAGGCCACCGAAACCGGCCTCGTCGCGAAGGTGCGCGCCCGTATGCTCGCGTTCGGCGAAGCATGGGAGGACGTCATACGGCTAGGCCTCGCCGCCCGGCAGGACGCCCGCGCCGCCGACGACTCGCTCGAGGTCATCTGGCGCGACCCCGAGAGTAAGAATGTCGGCGAGCTAGTTGACGCTCTCGTCAAGCTCGGCACGCTCGGCGTCCCGAATGAGGCTCTGTGGGAGCGTTACGGCGCATCTCAGCAGGAGATAAACCGATGGCGAGGGCAGGCCGCTCGAGCGCAGCTCGCCGCCGCCGCCGCGGCTCGCCAGGCCGCCCCGTCGGCGCCGACGATGCCGACCCCATCGGCGCCGGCGGAGGCCGTCGGCGCCACCCCGTAGCCGGTACCGGCCGGCATGGCGCTCGACGACCTCATCGCCGCCTATGGGGAGCAGTACGACCAGCTCCGCATCTTGACAGGCGACGCCGTCGAGCAGCTCTGGCTAGAGCTCGGCGGGCCCGACGACCGGCGAGCTGTCGAGGCTGCCGAGGCGATGCTGGAGCTCGTCAACACGGCCGCCGCCGAGACGGCGGAGCTCGTCGACGGCTACGTCGCCGACTACGTCTCCACCGTGACGCGCCGCCCGCCGCGGTCCGTCTCCCCGCTTGACCTCGCCGACTACGTCGTCGACCAGCTCCGCAACGGCACACCCGGCCGCACCGTCTACCAGCGGCCCGCCGTCGAGCTCCGCCGACTCCTCTCAGAAGGACGACCCTACGACGAGGCGCTCGCGCAAGCTGGCCGCCGCGCCGCCGGCATGGCAGAGGCCGACGTCGCCCTCGCTCACCGCCGCGCCGCCGCCGACCGCATGAGCTCAACCCCCGGCGTCGACGGCTACCAGAGGGTCCTAACCGGCGCGTCATGCCTCCTCTGCGCCGTTGCCTCGACGCAGCGTTACAAGACCTCGGAGCTCATGCCGATACATACGCGATGCGACTGTCGTGTCGCTCCTATCGTCGACGGCGACAACTACGGCCGCATCGTGAACCGGGAGCTCTACGCCGAGCTCAAAAGCTCCGGCGCTCTCGACAAGCTCAACAGAAGCAACGCCGGCCGCAGCGGCCAGGCTCGAGCTCGAGCGGCCAGCGTCAACCGTGCGCGACAGCAGCAGCTAGCCAACGTGGGCCGCGGCGTGCAAGACGAGCTCAATCTTCCCCGTCCGCCGTCGGCTGGCACCCTCGCCGACGACCTCTCCGCCGGCGCCACGCGCCGTACGGCACCCGTCTCGGCGGCCGTCGCGCAGCATGGCGAACTAGGTCCGGTCCTTGTCAGCGACCGGCACACGTTCACGCAAGGCCGCCCATCACGCTCAGGCGCGCACCGACTCGACGAGCTTCCGCCGGCTCGGCCGCCGGCCGGGCCCGTCGACGTCGACCTCCCGCCGCGACCGCCGGCAGCTCCGCCGGCCCGCTACTCCGTCGACTCGCCCGAGGTTCTCCGCGCCGCCGCCCGCCGCAACGTCGCCCCGCAGAAGGTCGCCGACGAGCTCAACAGGAAACACGCCCGCCGGCTCGCCGACGCCGCCGACGCCCGCGCCTATCGGCGCTCGCTCTCCGTCGACCATCCCGACGTGATCGAGGCCGCCGCGAAAGCCGACGTCTCGCCCGAGGAGGTCATGGTCGCGCTCGAGGAGGTCGGCGAGGCCCGCCGCTCTATCGCCGAGCTAGCAGCTCAGGTACAGGCCGAGGCCTACGGCGACCTCTACGCGTGGGACGCGCTCAAGATCGCAGCGCCGCCGCCGGCGACGGCCCGTAACGCGTTCGGCCGCAAGCTCCGAGGAGGCGAGTACGACTGGCTCGAGCAGCTCGACGACAGAGAAAAAGCGAGGCTCTCGCGTAGGTGGTACGACCAGCACCCGGCCAGGACGTACACGCCAGACCAGATCGCCGAGAACATCAGCAACGCGAGAGGTATCGACGTCGACGTCGACGAGGCCGTCGAGATATTCCTCGACCGCACCCGCCGTTACGAAGCGGCCGGCGCCGTTCGCCGCGGTCGGCTCCCGTCGGCCCGCGCCTATTCCGACGCCATTGACGTCGACCAGCTCATCTCGCACCCGCTCTACCTTCCGTCGCGGATAGTCGGCGTCGACGACCTACAGGCGGCGGCGCACATTGCGCGCCGGCAGCGCGAGCTCATCTCCGAGGAGGCGTTCGAGTACCTCGAGGCCGCCGCTAACCCGCGTCATGGGCCGAGCCCGTACCGGATGAGCTATCAGACGTGGGAGGACGAGGTTCGACAGCTCGAATACGCGCTAGGCACCGACGAGCGCGTGATCGACATTCAGCTCGGCGACGAGCTTGTCTCGTTCTCCCGCCGCGACGCCGAGGAGCGGCTCCGTGAGCTCGTCCCCCGGTTCCTCGACGAGCCCGGCGCATCGTTCGAGGAGGTCTACGCCCGCATCATTCACACGGCCAGACAGGCCGGCGAGGAGGTCCCCAGCTATGCCCGCATCCCCTGGTCCTAAGCGCATTGGGCAAGGCCGGCCGAACCGGCCCGCAACCTTCGAGGACCTTTCCGACTGGAAGCTCCGAGCGTTTCCCGCGCTCGCCGCCGGCCGCCGTCCACCACCCGGCCAACTCGAGCTAGACGACGTCCTCCCCGAGCTCGACGAGGCGCTCGACGACCCCGAGCTCGCCGCCGTCACTATCGCCGAGGAGCTCGCCGTCGCCGCCGCCGGCGGCTAACGTCCTACCCGTCGCGGTGGTCAACCCGGCAGCCTGAGGCCTCCGTCCGCCGGCGGAGGCCTCAAGCGCGTGTAGAGGGTCCACCATCTGGCGCGCACCCGTCGCGTAACCTACGCGCAGGCCGTAGCGCGACGCTCCGGCCGACCCGAGGAGAAAGAGAGAGGGCGCGATGCCCGACGACACCGAACCCGACCCGAAGGACTCCACGACTTCCCCGGCCCCCGCCCCCCCGGCCGAACCGAGCCCCGCCCCCACCGGCGAGCTCGGCGACGCCGGTAAAGCGGCGCTCGAAAGCGAACGCAAGGCTCGGCGCGAGGCCGAGCGCGCAGCCCGAGAGGCGCAAGCCGAGCTCGAGAAGGTCCGCATCGCAAGCCTTTCAGACCATGAGAAAGAGGTAGCTGCCGCTCGCCGCGAAGGTGAGCGCGCCGGCCTCCGCCGCATCGTCGAGGCCGAGCTCCGTGCGGCCGCCGCCGGCAAGATGGCAAACCCGCATCTTGCCGCCCGGCTACTCGACGTCGAGGAGCTCATCCCGAAGGACGGCGACGAGGTCGACGGCGAGCGAGTCGCCGAGGCCATCGAGAGGCTCCTCGAGGCCGAGCCCTACTTGCGAGTATCCGTTCCCGGCGCAACGTCTCCGGCGACCGAACCGGCTCCGGCCGGCCGGCCGGCAGGCACCGCACCGGCCGGAGCTCGCACCACCGGCTCGAGCACCGCTGGAACATTCTCGAGGTCACAGCTCCGCGACCGGACGTTTTTCGAGGCGAACCGAGAGGCCATCCTCAAAGCGACGGCCGAGGGGCGCATCACAAACGACTAGCCCCCTCCCGAAAGGAAACCCGCCGTCATGGCAAACACACTCAACACCGGCACCGGCGCCGGCAGCCTCGCGAACTTCATCCCCGAGGTATGGGCGAACAGCGCGCTCGACGTCCTCCGTTCGCAGATCGTGCTCGCCCGCGTCATCACGAAGGACAGCGACGTCGCCACGTTCACGCAGGGCGACGTCCTGACCGTCCCGGTTCCCGGCACGTTCGCCGCTCAGGACAAGGCCGCCGGCACCGCCGTCACCTTGCAGAACCCGAGCGCGAACAAGGTCACAGTGACGCTCAACAAGCACAAAGAGGTTTCGTTCATCGTCGAGGACCCCGTTCGCGCTCAGGCCAATCAGGACACCGTCATGCGGCACGTCCGACAGGCTGCGGTCGCTCTCGCCGAACAGATCGAGGCCGACGTCGCCGGCCTCTACGCCGGCCTCTCCGGCGTCGTCGGCGGGCCCGGCACCCCGGCGTCGCGTGCATCGCTCCTCACCATCCGGCAGACGCTCAACGACAACAAGGCGCCCACCGCCGGCCGGTTCGTCGTCGTCGGCCCGGCCGGCGAGGTCGACCTCCTCGGCGACAACGACCTCAAGGGGTACTTCGAGAACGCACGGCCCGAGGCCGTCTCGGAAGGTTCCCTCGGCCGCGTGTTCGGCATGGACGTCTACATGTCGCAGCTCGTCCCGACCTCCGGCGCCGGTGCAACCGGCATCGCAGGTACGCCCGAGTTCGGCATCCTCGCCATGCGTTCGCTCCCGACGACCGGCGCCCCCGGCGTCGAGCAGATCGCGATGCGCGACGCGCAGAGCGGCCTCGTCATCCGCCAGACGGCGAGCTACGACACGGACCTCCTCGGCATCAAGGTCACGCTCGACGTCCTCTACGGCGTCGCCGAGATGCGCGACGAGTGCGGGGTCGCGTTCGCTCACGCCAAGAGCTAACAGCTCCCCCCCGGCGGTCGCCG